ACCTCGTGTCTAAACTCCGCAAAGTCTTCTGTGGACATACCTACTTCTTTTCCCTTCTTATCTTTAAGAACAATCTTGGTTGGCATGTGCACAATGTTATCGTCCCAGTCAAAAGCGTAATATTTTAAGTCTGGGGTTTTCTCGTCTTTGAACCCTTCTGTGAATTCTTTTTTCATTCTAATTGGCTAAAAAATGGGGGGAACTGGTCCCCCCGTTTTTATTAGATATTTTCAAACGAAGCACCTGTTGGTGTGATGAAGAACTCAATATCTATGAATTCTAACGCCTTCGTTGGTTTAAGATAAATTTTACCTGTTAATGTATTTCTATCCAAGTCTTCAGGTGAAGATGATACAGTCACACGGAAATCGTAAAGACCTCTATCTCTTCTGATTGAATCAAGGATTGGGTTTACACTATCCAAGAATTGTTGTCTAACTACTTGGTCGTTTTGTTCGAACAACAATCTTACCGCAACCGCTGAAATCAACTTACGAGCTTGTAACAACAATCTTCTAACGTTAAGTCTGTTGAGTGCTGTATCTGCCACTTGAAGTGTTTTGTTACCCCAAATTACAGTTCCTACGTCTGCGAAAGTTGCGATTGGGTTGATTCTACCTTGATAAAGAGTATCTCTATCTTCTTGAGTCAACTTAACTCTCGCTTTGATTGAGTTAACAAGACCTCTTGTGTAACCCGCTGATGCGAACCATGGGAATGAAATGTTATCTGTTAACGCTAAGTTTCTACAAACTTCACCTGTTGGTGGTAAGTAAATTTGTGTGTTGTTAACAGTATCTCTCACAAGTATCCATGGGTAGTAAGTTGCTGTGTAGTTAGAATCGATTCCTGTATTATCCAAATTATCAACCGCTTCTTGAGGGTAGATAATGTCTAGTGAACTTGTTCCATCTGGTGTAAACATCTGATAGTCAGGTGTTGTAGCAATGTAAACCGAATCCGCTCTTTGGAATTGAATCATATCAATCGCTTCTTCAACCAAGTTTGAGTTATTAACGTAATCTATACTTGAAGTTGCAAATACGTTGATATTTGTCGCTTCAGGATTTCTGAAAGAAAGAATACCAAGTAAGTAAGCGTAGTAGTCAGTGTTTGCAAAATCTTGTGTGTTGTTTTCAACTACAATTCTCTTGAACAATCCTTGACCTGTCGCTGTCGGGTATCTTGTAGAAACCGCAGCTCCTGCTAAGTAACCTGAAGCTCCAAGTTGGAATCTATCCGCATTTGTTCTATATTCTCTGTAGATATCCCAACCATCGAATCCACCTGCAAAACATACTGTGTATTTTCTTGAGTAAATGAAGTAGTAAGGATTTTCTTGAGTCTCTGGGTCGAATCTGAAGTCTGCAACTCCACACTCAAATGCTGGACTACCACTTGTTTGATATGAATTAGCAATTGATACAACTGTTGCTCCTGAGTCCATGTGGAAACCTTTACTTAGGTAGTTCCAAGATGCACCTTCAACAGGTGCTGGTGCTAAAATCCAGTTTTGAGGATTTTGTTTACCTTTATATGTTAAGAAAGATTCATCAATACCTATTGATGTAGAGAAACCTAAATAAGTTCTTCTAACTACATCACCAGGAGACTCAACTGAGTTATCTCCATTTGGTGTACCAAACGGTGGGTTAGCAATTGTTTCACCAGGGAAATAATATTTTGTTTTGAATTGAGGTACAGGTGAAGGGTTCGATACTGAAGCATATTCTCTTTGTGTGTAACCATAGAAACCACAAGGTAATGCGTCAATTGGAGCTTCATCAGACATCTCAACCATTATGTATTTTGAAATAAGAGCGTATTCACCATTTGATGAACCAATCTTCTTAGCAACAAAGTTGTTTGAAGCAGGGTCCATGTTACAGTTAGTGAATTTCTCAATCACTATTGGATTAGCATCTGTATCGAAGAAATTTCTAACAAGAACATCAAAAGTCATGTTATTGAAAGAAAGGTTAGCAATTGAAACTTTAACTTCAACGTTTGCTGCGTCTCCGTCAGATATTGAAATAAATCTGAATAATTTGTATACCTTATTACCTCTCAATTCTGAAACCAAATATGGAGTCATAGGTGATTGATACTTTTCTAAGTTGTAAGCGATTGAACTTGAATCTTCTGTTCTCGCACCTGGTAAACCGATTAACTCACAATCTAATCCACGAATGTAACTTTGATTGTATGCGTAAGCTAAAGACGATGGGTAAACTTCCTCAACATAAACAGGAACTTCTTGTCTTGACTTACCGAAGTTATCGAAACCTAAAACTTTAGTTATAAATTTAGATGAAGCCGCCGCTAATGATAATTCAAAACTGAAAGTATCGTTATCTTTGGTTACACCTGAAAGTAAGAATGTTTCATAAGGATTTTTAGTCACTCCTGAATATTGTCCACTACATACCATTGTAAGTGCACTTAAACCTGCAACTGTTCCACCTGAGTTAACTTCATAAATTGGTCCGTGAGCATTACTTGTAGAACTATTCTCAAAAAGAGAAATACCTCTTGAACGAAGTGTTGCAACAACCATGTTATTATAGTCTGTGTATGCAGTACCTGACCAAGTATAAACATTTCCTGATAAAGTACCTGTGTATATTGAACTAGCACCTGAAGCAATTGCGGTAACACCATAATCCATAGAATATCCTGAGTAGTTATCACCACTGTAGTTATCAAAGTTAGCGTAGTACCAAGCATCATTATCAGAGTCTGTTAAGTCGTTTCCTGCAACGTTCATACTATTCGTCAAGTAAACGTTATTAAGGTTAGGATACAAAGCGTAGAACGCGTAAAAATCACCTTCAGGTATCGCACCATAAATGTTACCAGTATTTCCTGAAATGGAGTTATCTCCAATTATTTGATTAATGAAACCAATAATATCTGCTTGAATGTTAGAAGTGCTTCCGTCGAACATTCTATATTGTTCTGTTAGATTACTTTGAATTGGTGTTGGGAATGCACTTCCAAATGTGATTGTGTTAGCCGATGAATTGAATGTAAAATTCACAGACCAAGGAGTTGGTGTTGCAGGGTTGAATCCAATTGTTGTTGGGTCAACGTTTGCTTTAACTTTGATACTCCATGAAGGACCCGCATCATAACCAGACAATCCAAGAATTCTTGTGACGAATAATTGGTTAGATTGTTGTAGGTATGACTTAGCTATATAAGCCGCTTCATATTTTGGGATTTGTGTATTCACAAATTTTGTTGGTTCTGTTCCGCCAAAATAGGCTTGAAACTCGTCATAATTCGTGATGAAAATTGGTTCGAATGCTGGACCTTTAATTGTCTCACCAACCAAACCTAATGTAGTTACACCGACACTTTGTGCCACGAAGGACAAATCTGTCTCGGAGGTATAAACTCCAGGTGATACATATACTTTTTGATTTACTTGTGTTGCCATTATAAAATTGTTCTTTGCAGATTTATTTTATTGATAAATATTCATATCTGATTGAAAAAACTTGACTTTTAGATATCTATTTGTAAACAGGGAGAATAAATTCTACCTTTTTTCTGCCTATGAAAACAAAGAAGGAAATAAAGAACATAAAGATATCACCTGAGTCCCACGATATATTGAAAAAATACTGTGATAAGAGGGGAATAAAAATTTATAAGTTTCTTGAAAATCTTATTATCGAGAAGTGTAAGGAAAAGAAAGATGTCTACGGGGAAAATTAAACTAAGTTACAATCAAACTTAATTAATCCCTCCTGAGTGTTATCATTTTTGGTTACAGATATTGTTAACGTATCATTTGTTGTTATTTGAATCTTATTAACATTTGAACCATAATAATCTCCATTTATATAAACATCAAAGTTAGAAATATTTTCTGACCCAATCCAAGTCATGTCTGCAGTAAAATCAATTATTTCAGACAAACTTGTAACACCACTAACATAAAGAAAGTTGGATAAAAACTCCGACGGGTTTTCTGGATATTTTTTTCTTCTTGATTTAAATAAAGAAGTATCAACTTCGACAACTTGTGCAAGTCTCGCAATGGCAGGCTTTACTTGGAACTCTTCCTCATCTATTAGATATCCCAACATGGTGAAGTCATAGCTTTGAATATAATATTTTCTCGCATCCAAAGTCATCTGAGATTCATCAGAGATATTGTTCATGATTATTGGAACATACTGACCCTTAATGAAAGTGTAGGCTTGTCTTGATGAGAACTTTTGAAGAACAATTTTATTCAATTGATTCAGTTCCCTCATTCTGTTACAAACAATCTTAACACTGTAGTTTATATCCACAGGTACTGGTTGAGGAATTGTATATATGTCCATACCTTGTTCGTTACCATTCCATGTTGGTACTGATGCATAATAGAATTGTTTTCTATTTGGAATAGTATATTGAAGTGATGGATTTGTACCGTACTTAACTTCAGGTTGTCTAACAAGAGTAATGAAAGGAGGTTCCGCATTATAATCCAAGTTTACAAAGGTTGCAGATTCAACATATTGAGACCAGTTCTGTGTTGTTAATATAATATCAATCATTGGGACTATCTTACCCGCAGTAACAACTTGTAAATCAGCTTTAACAAAATCGAGCATACCCCTATCCAAATCAGCATGTAAAACAGACTTTGGAAGGTAGGTACCGTCCTTATTAATATATTCTAATAATTGTTCCCTTCTTTCCGATAAAGTCTTCTTCGGAACTAAAGGAAGTGTAGGTATTACTTGTTTTGGTAAAGGCATATTAAATTCCGTTG